CTGAGCATTTCTATCGCTTTGATCTGATGTGGTCTGAGCTCCATGGCCTTCCCTTTTTATGGCAATAGTTGTCATTTAGAGGACGTAGGGTGATCCCTGTCCATCTCTCGTCGTTCAATGCTAGTCCATGCAGTCACAGTAATCAGCAGTGCTTTCGATGGTGGGTGTCTCCATCCGGTAGCTCAACCGTCCCTGCCTAAAATTTCATCCGAATAAAACCACTTTTTATTCCGACAATCGGCGGATCACCTCTAACGCTGTTTGTCCCGTCCTCATAGGTTGGACTGCAATCTGGCTTTCTGGTGCTACTGCGCCATGCGACAGTTTCAACGGGCGCGAATGGACTGAAAAGAAGGGAAATCGTTTGAAATGCAACACTTAGTGTTGTTAAACTATGAACCAGTGCCGGAGTGCGGCTTGGGTCTTTTCCTTAGTTTCAGTCCGGTTCGCTAGGGGCTTCTCACACCCCGTCCGGCACTGCTTTTAACTATGCCCTAACTTTTTCCTCCCTGCAATGTTTCACCGCGATAAATATATCGAGCGAATCGTTTCCCTTCGGTATTCTTCTCCATGACTGTCTCGATCCTATGCCCTGACTGCCGGAGGTCTAGGATACGCGCCGCTAGCCTTGCGCAATGAAACTTACGCAGTGACGTAAAGAAATCGATAGAGCCAAACTGCCTAAGATGGCTTAGGATCTCTAGCTTCTGACTGCTCATCGGCAATCCTCCTCCATCGCCTGATTGAGCTCTGCGTATCCGATTAACTCGCAAGCCTTATCTAAGCGCACCATCTGATTGCAGTTGTTCGCCTGCATACGCTTAAAACGCAATTTCAGTTCATCGCGTAGCTCCCTGCGAACGACCATATCGATCAGATGATCAGTACATAACTGCTTTAGTTCTTCTTTAGTCTTAACGACTTCCTCAAGTTTCTTAACTGCCATTGCTGGTTCCTCAGTGATATTCACAAGTTTCAGATATTACATCGCCTTTAGAGGCGACCTCTTCATCATCGAAACATACGCTGTCGTGACCGACAACCTCTGTAACGATTTCTTCACTAGGCTCAAGCTCATTACTGCCTACGACTTTGCGCGTGACAGTGTAAGCCTGACCCTTGTATTCGATTTCCTGAATGATGAACTTCTGTCTCATACAGTTTCCTTCAGCGCGTCATTGATGCGCTCTTGTGGAACGAACTCAACCTGATCGTTTTTAGCTAACGTCAGACCGACATTCTGCTTGTATGTACGATCGCGAACGAAGTGGTTGATATGGCCGGTAGTCGTCCGGCTGTAATCAGTCTCAGTGACTAAGAAGTGACTGCCAACGATCCAGACGGCCACTGGAGTCTCGTAGCTGAACAAGATCTGGATATCATCCGTATCCAGAACGTGTGCGCTGTTTGCTTGCTTAATTAACTTCATTTCAATTTCCCTGTTTAAATGAGATTGCCTTTGGCTCTTTCTTCAGCGACGATCACATCGAGTGTCGTCCACCGATCCTTTTTCGCTTCAGCGTTCTGATCATCAACGATCTTTGCGAGCCTCATCAGCTCCTCTTTGAAGGATTCCTTCGCCTCTTGGTCTGCATTCGGATTAGCGATTACCTCGCAACCGATTGAGACGATCGTTTGCCAAGTAGGAGTGATATCGATTGTTTTCATTTCTGGTTCCTTATTTGCTGTAAACGCAAAAAGGCCGCTTACGCGACCCTGTCTGCCCAAAGTTTCCAACGATTCTGGTTGGTGTCCGCGATGCCTTCAACCTGATTGAAGATCGACTTAGCGGCATCAAAGCTAACTGCATCAATCTTGAAGCCCTTAGACTTCTGACCCTTTGGATAAACGAAATATGTTCCGATTCTCATGACTATCTCCTCCAGAGAAAGCGGCTTACGCCGCAATCTCCCGTAAAACATCGCGATCTGCGAAAACGAATTTAGATTCCAAACTCCGCATAGCGTGTATGCGAGTAGCACGATCATCTTTAGCGACAAATTCTTCCATGATGACATCGATAGAATCATCTTGAATCATCACGAGACCAAGACTTCCGGCAGACAAGCAAGAGCCTGATGGGCCAGTAGTGATGTTAAGGACGCGCTCGCCTTCGTAATTGAAGACCCAAAGGATTTTGCCAGACTCAGTGACGTAGAACTTTTCAGTGCCGTACTTCTCGTGGCGCTTGGCTTTCTCAGCCTGCACGTTTTCGTAGCACTCAAACATTGGATAGCCAAGAATCTCTGAAGCCATCGCGACTGCTGAGTTGAAGTCTGAAGTGATTTTGAAATTTTTCATGTCTTTTTGCTCCTGTGCATTTATTCGACACGCTTAGTATGGGACATCTAAACCAAAAAGAAAACCCTTTTGTTGTTTTTTATTCTCTTTTTTTTCTTATTCTTTCTTTAATGCGCTTTTTACGCCGGAAGATAGCCTTGATCCTTTGGGCATATTCTACTGTTATCCTTGATCCATCCTGCATCGATTCCAGAGCATCGACCTTCGGCTGGCCGATCTTCCAGACCAGTGAGACGCGATAGTCAGCGATATTGCCTGATAGATACCGATTGCATTTGACGCATTGTTTGTGAGCGTTCCATAGATTGAATCTAAGATGCGGAGCCGATCCTATCGATCGATAGTGTCCACAGTCCCAATTTCCGCCATACATATCACCGCCATTCCATCGATTGCAGGATATGCAGGGTAAATTAGCATCTCTGAACCGGACATATTCATTGAAGGCTTGTTGCGCCTCCTTGATGTAGTCAGATCGAGTCTTGAGCTTCTCTTTGCGCCTCGTGAGCTCTTGCCGCTTTTCGGTCTTGATCTTGCGTTCCAGCTTAGGTTTGTTGTTTGCAGTAAATGCTTTTAGACAGTCGAACGAGCAAAAAGCCCTGAGATGCGACACGATCGCCTCATCAGCAGGGCATTTCTTCCGGCAGTTTGAGCAACGTCTATTCGCCGATTTCATGGGCTTGCTTGAGCTTCCAGTACTGAGAATCTGCTGGCATGGTCAGTTCCATTCCTGCGTTAGCCGCATAGACTTCAATCTGAGTCATATAATCCATCATCTCGTGTTTCGTTAACTTGGCTGTCGATTTCAGTTGGCCGGCGATAGTGATACCGCCAACCGTGATTGGATTGTCCTCGCCAAGAAAACGCTTCCGCAAACGAGCGTGAGTGTAATCCTCATCGAAATCGATGATTTCACCTGTCTCTATGCAGACGCGAGATTCCGGCGGAACAGTTTCATTCCAGAACTGAGTGATCTGGCGAACCCATATCCAGTACAAAGCGTTCTGGCTTAGGGTTCTAGTCCCAGCCTTGATCTCGACAGTCACATAACCATGGTCTTTCATCATGGCAACGATATCTCGATGCGCCTGAATTGCCATAGGCTCTGATGTGACTGTGAGCTTGACTGAGTCCCTCATTTCTTGATTGCGCCAATCACGCCATCGATCATGCGCTCCCAGAACGATTGATTACGCTTGGTAGGCATTATAGCCGTCTCTAGCGTTACAGGCGGCTGTTTCCGCCGACCGAGGCCTAGTTTGTCTCGATTCCTGTAAATGTAGTTCTGAACAGATTTCTCAGAGCGTTGAAGGCTCTGCGAGATCTGTGCTACTGGTGTACCGGCTTTGTACATAAAAACCAGTGATTCTATTTCTGCTTTAGTCCAATGTGGTTTATTCATCGTATCCACCTAATTTTACAAACTGACCGATGGTCATATCGAAATAACGCGCAATGCGCTGAACTTGCTGAATCTTCATATTATCCATATTGCGCCACCGCTGAACTTGCTGTGCGGCAATACCTAAATCTTCAGCCATCTTCTTGTTGCTTACCTCATGCATCTCTTGAGCGATCCGTAAGCATTTTCCTGCTTTGATTGGTTTCATGCGTTTCCCTATATCTCTCTGGCCTATCGCGTTATACTGAACCGGCCAGACTCATGTTTGGTATCTTCATCTGAGACACCCTCTTAGACCCTATCCCTCATAGGGTCTTTTTTTGCTAGAAAGGAAGCACTTCATCGATCTTATCTGGATCAAGCGTATTTACATCGATAGATGTATTCTGGCTTGGCGGAGTTTCTTCTGCTCTCTTTGGTTGCTTTTCTTCAAACTTGATGCCGAGATAAACCTCTCCATCTTTCTTTTTATTGATCCAGCCAGAGAGCCAAACCTCTTTTCCGTTTACGATTCCATCGCCTTTGTAGTCTGGTTGTTTATCTTGCGTTTTCTCTTTGTTCTTAAACAATGAACCTGAGTTTGGTTTGTGTTGATAGCTCATTTCATTTTCCTTATTGCGTTAACGCCTGCTTCGATTTCTTTGCAGGCTTTCTCTACTGCATCAGCTAATTTGCCGATGTATTCTTCATCGCGCTCAACGCGCACTAGTAAGGCCGGCATCGTCTCGTGATACGAAACGAAATCCCACCACTGGCGGCCAGTTATCCACAGACAGCCCATGATTTGCGGGATGTACTTTAACGGTACAGTCCCATCCATCAGGTATTGGCAGTGCGTAGCGGGCGCAGGACACTTGATTTCTAAGCCTCCCTGATCGCCGACTAGACCGTCAGGTGAAGCTCCACACTCCAGAGTATCGTGCTTGCAGAAGCCGACTTCCTGAACTGTGACGCCTCGCGCCATTTCGTAGTATTGGCGAGCTCTTGGTTCAAGCTCGTTTCCGCGCTCCATCCATTCGTTAGAAAAAGTCTCCGGTATCTCCATGGTGAAGCACTGAGAAATCATCTCGCAGACATAGGAATTTGCCTGCGTCGATGGCTTGCCGGTAGGCGAAATCAATTTATGGAAGTTAGATGCACTAGGACAGCCGAGGCGCGACATTAGCCACGGCTGAGTGCCTTGCTCATGCTTAAAGGCTCTCATCAGGAATCGCCTCCTCTTGAGCCGCAGAGCGTTCAGCTTCTTCTAGCTTCCGGCGGAGCATTGCATACGCCTGCTCAAACATATGACCTTTGAGCTCCTCGATATGGCCGATCTCATAGAAAGACAGGAACTTGTCTATATCCGTTGCTGTGGCCTTAATCAGTTGCGCTAGGGTTTCTACCTGATCGTCTGTGATCGGCTGGCTGAGAGCTTCTTTTTCGGCCTTAGGGATATCTTCACCGGCGTAGATGTACGAACCTAAGCCGAGCATAGAGATACACTTCACCAGACAGCGCATACGAGCGTCTGAAATGTCACGAGCATTAGGGCTTATGATTGCTTGGTTTTTGTGGTTCATCACAGGCAACCACATCATGCGCTCCAGTTTCTCGCCATGCCTCTCGATCGAAACAGTCACGCGAACTTCCATAGAGCCGTCAGGATATGTCCGGTCATCGACCGAATACATTGCTTGAGGATATTCCTCCATCAGAGCTTGCCAAGCCCAAGTCCAAGATAGATAAGACAGGTTGCCTTTCTTCTCGATGTGCTGTGACACGTTGATGGAATATAGATTTTGCCAAACTCTTTCCGCGAGTGACGTCTTAGTTTGCTGGTTCATGTCTTGCTCCTATTCAATACAAAACAGGAGCATTAAACACCAAAACGAGAAAGAAAAAAACCCTTTCGTTGCTTTTAAGCTATGTTTCTCATCCGAGTAACGAGCCGATCCGCCCGATTGGTGACCTGACGATACCACTTGCTGTCGACCATCTCGTCTGCGGCCTGATTCCAATCACGGGCATCTATGCCGGCCTTCATGCCTTTAAACTGGCTCAGGCGAGGCCGTCCCATATTGAACATCATGTTAGCGATAATCAGTTGAGCCTCTTCCGGCAGATCGAACCAATCGTCATAGAGCTTCTTGCACTCGTCGATCGTAACCTGAACGTCTTTCTCGAATACCTCGATGACACGCTCCTCAGAGACAGCAGTGCCTACCTCCTGCCCGTGTTCTGGATCATCCTCTGTCACCAGATGACCGATACCGAACGTAGGTAGACCGAGATGATCTAGGTAGATTTCGTATTTACAGCCTTCATCGTATTCCAGCTCCATGCGCAGTTGATCGAGATTCATCATTGCTTGCCCTTCTTCATTGCCATGAGTTTGTCTGCGCCTTTAACGCCGAATGACGCGCTGACCGCGATAAATAAGAGATACTGATACCATTCCGGTAAAGAATTGAGTGCGCTGAACGCCTCATCCATGCGAGTGATGATTGCTTGATCGTCCATCGCCACAGAATAGGCCACAGCGATCAGAGGCGCACTGAGGATCAAACTGAACCATTCATCCTTCCAAGATGACTTTGTAGCGTCAGCCATCTTTGCTTCCCATTGAGAATCGTTGTTGATCTGATCGATCTTCCGCTGTTGGATGGCCTTCTTTTCTTCGGCCTTCCCTTTGATAAAGTCTTTGCCTAGCTCAAGAGCTGGACCTAGTAGCATCTGCAACATCGCGCTTCTCCTTCGGCTTTCTGCCGCATTTATCGCACCTAGCGGTAGGGCGAAATAATAACTTTGACCCGCAATCTGTGTGGTACATCCCTTCCTTAAAGACGTACTCGCAGACCTTCATCAGTCATCCTTTGGCGGAATATTCATAATTGCCCAAATAGCCAAGACCGCTAAAATCAGTGCGGCTACGAATTCCATTAGCTGGCCTTCTTCGATGCGATTGCTGTACTGCCAAAGACTGCAGATACCAGTACCGCGATCGATGCGAAATATGTCGGAGCGATATCAGCGATCAAGCTCGCCGCCGTAGCAAGTCCGAACAGATCACATAGAAAAATACCAAAGGGATACAGCAGTAGGCCAAATAACGCGAACCACGCCATCTTCCTGATCGAATCTCTTTGAGCGTCATCATCCAGCATCTTACGGCGGCGATCCTCAAGTTCAATAAGAGCAAGTTCGTCCGGATCAAGAACCCCATTCCCGTTCGTGTCATATTTTTCTAGCTCCGTCATGCAATTACCTCCAGTGTATTCCCT